GCGCTTCCGCCGTAGCCAGCATGTTGTTCTACTTCCTCTTGGTCGTAACCCATTGCAACCAAATCAGAAACAGACTTAATCATTCTGTGTGCAACGTAAGATGCTGATTCAAGATCGCGTGCGTGTCTGGATATTAATACCTCTTCTGGTGGTATCGCTTCAATACACACTTGGTTTTTTTGTTTTAATCTTCTGATAGTAAGGTCATAACTTGTAGGAATCTCTTGGGTGATCTCCTCGCCACTAATAGGATCAAGGGTAGTAATACTTTCGGTAACAGAAGACTCTTCTACAATTTCTACATCTTTGTCTATGATGAGCGCTTGGTAGGATTGTGGATCTAAACCTGTGTATTCGTGCGTGGTGGCTTTAACAGTATCATCCCAAAAGACTTTGACAAAACCAGTTTTTCTAACAAGCGCATCTTTGAACGCATCGTATAAAACTTGGAAACCATTATTTTTTTGTTGGATAATATAATTAATATAATCGGTTTGCTGTTCGGCAAGTTGGATATCCTCTGGACCTTTAGGCACAAACTCTACAACTTTCTTAGTACCAAAGAATGTACGCATGATAGACGGCAACATAAACAATATGCTTTCTCTAACATCTGTAGATATAAACTCTGACTGTAGCGAGCTAGTTCCTTCTGGCTCGTTACCTAAATAATATTCTGTTGACTCGGCTCTATCCGCACCGACCTGGTGTATAAAATCACTAGCGTCATCCATTTCGGATTTAATAACGCCGACAAGATTTTCCATGTTGGTTTCTTCTGACACCTTTACGGACATTTCTTCTTTGTATTGTTTTGCCATAAATTACCCTATTCTGATTATCCTAGATTTTAGTGGTTTCTTGAAATTATAACCTAAAAAGTTAACGCTTCCACCAAAACTTGCAGCGGAGGATGCCATGGTCAATGCAAGTGCATCTGCTTTGTCGGGTGATTTAATTCCACGCTTACGCATTTCATCTTTGCTTTCTATTTTTATTTTGCCAGTAGACGTATATTTATAAAGGGGTGCAGCAAGTTCTGCAACCAGTTCATCGTCCTGTGGTAACCTACAATCACGTTGCGTTAACCAGTCTTTAATTGCAAACCATAATTCCGCGCGTAGGTTTAAATAATTTTTTTTCGTGGCAGGAGCTTCTGCGACATTGACTCCGCGCACTGGCAAGTTTTGCTCCGCAAGCCTATCTACCACGCCCGCGCCTAGTCCGATTACATCTATCAATATTTCTTGTGGTTGCTCTATATTGGTACATTCATCGTACATATTTTTAATCACACCGCATAACTGCATAAGATCCATAGACTTAAATGATTTGATACTCATAACATGGTTACCTTGCCTAATACATAGCGCGGAGTTATCACCGCCAAAGCGTGCGACATCCAATCCCCATATGATCGGTGCGTTAGCAGTTAGCGATACATCCCTATCAATAGCAGCTTTCACCAAGCTCATTGGTATTACCGTATCGTCATCAGCCGATGGAAATTCGCCCATCACCTCCACGCGTGCGACGGTGGAATCTTCGCCGTACTGCTCAATCATTGTTTGAAATAGCTTTTGGTCTGTGCCTTCTACGGTGCGCGAGTCTATCTGTTCGTTCTTCCAAAAGGATTGTTTAGAGTTAAAGCTATCGTAGAATGGCCCAGTGTTTCGGCGCGGGTTGGAAAATGTAAACCAGTAGCGGTCGCGCGTGGGTTCGGAGAAGAACCCTTCGCTGACGGAGTAGATGGGCGCGGGAATACCCGATGCTTCATCCATAATCAAACATACTCCGTATGATGAGTGGATGCCTGCAAACGCATCTGGGTTTTCCTCGCTCCATAACTGCGCTTGCGCGTAGTAATAACCAGTATCTATCTTGAGGTCATTAATCAGCGCGTCTTCAAACCATTGTGCGGGTTTAATCGTGGTAGCGGTTTTGGTAAACCAATGTGAGTTGATAGCGAGCGTTAGCCACTTACCTAGCTCCGCCCATGTTCTTGATCTGAGCTGTTGCTCGGTGTTGGCGGTTACGATTATGGTAGAACCAAGTCTTGTTGATAGCATCCATAAAATAATCCATGCGACTAAAGCAGACTTACCAATACCACGACCTGATGCTACAGCAAGTCTAAACATCTCTGGTAAATCTAATACATTGTTTCGCTCAATGTGTATTGCCATTTCTCGTAAAATTTTTTCTTGCCACTTTCTTGGTCCTTTAAACTCTTCAAGGGGGGTGTCTTTCTGTCCCCATGGGAATACATACTTAACAAAGTTTACTGGGTTGTCTTTGATTGGTCCTGACCATAGTTCGGTCATCAATTCCTTTTCTAGTTTTACACCGTATTTCATATTAAAAAAAATTAAAAAATTTTAGTTGAGTAGTTATACATATATCACCACCGCCACATCGCTAAAGGGGGGGTTAAATGCGATTTTTTGAGAGCTTGCATTAGTTAAAAAGGGAGTTTTAAAAAACTATGCCCGCATCTAACCCCGTTATTAATCATTCTCGCCCTCGCTGGCGCTCGCTGTTGGCGCTTGCGTGCGTTTGGGTAGCGTGGGAGCTGGCGCGTGTTCTATGATCCTAGAGCGCGCGCTGGTGAGAACATTTTTAAGATCTAAACTATAGTTAAGCTCCTGGCGGTCAGCCCAGTTGTCTGGATCTCTATTTTTTAGGAAAAAGATCGCGCTTGTTTCTTTGCCATCCATTGCATTTTCAAATACTTTATTCGCTACCAGTTGAACTGCTTTATATCTTCCTTTTTTTATAGCGTGCGCGAATTGCTCATTACGTTTCTTTTCTCTGGTAATTGTTGAGATGTTTACATTAAGTAAAGTAGCTATCTGGCTTTCATTTAAACCATCTCCAGCCCATGCGCTAATTTGTTTATAGTCTTCTTCTGTTAAGCTTGCTAACTTTCTTTTTCTGCCTGGTTTTCCCTTTTCCATGCTTTATTTTAGGTTATTTTGCACATTTTAGCTAAATTTTTGCTTCTTTTTGCATATATAGTGAGGATTACTGTTGCATTTTGAGTAAAAGTAGTTATATAATAGTGACACTGGGTTAGAATAACTCAGCATTTAAGGAGAAGATAAACATGGAAACGATAACATTAACAAAAACAGAAAAAACATTTTTATTAGATATGTTAGATATTAAAGCAATGAAGATCCAACAAAATGTAGATGCAGATCCAATTACACAAATAGAAAACCAAGAAGAATTAAAAATGCTTAATGCTGTTTGCGATAGGTTACAGCGCACAATGTAAACCAACCCCCAACCCAATCAAGCCCGCTTTATGTGGGCTTTTTGGGTGAAAGCCTAGCAATAACGCTTAGGCTAATACTTTGGAGAAGTAATATGAGTAATACACAAAAACAACCAACTTGTAAAGAGTTAATAAATGAGAAGTTCAACCAAGTTGAGCAAGACTACAAAGAAGCGAGTGAGGATCTATTTGATTATGCAAACAGCACCGCGCTATCTTGGGATTATATAGAGGCGGGAACTTTTGAAGATCAAGAAGATGGTTATTATAGGCTTCAACTTTCATGGGGTGGCCCTTCTGATGAGTTCAGAATTTATACAACGCAATACGCTGATGAAATAGACGTTATTGAATACCATTATATGGATTGGTTTGATGGTGCATCAATAAACGTGCCACAAGACTCTATCTCTTGGGATGTGTGCCAAATGTTTTTAGATTATGAGGTGGCATAATGACTTACATTAATAGAATAGATGATAAAGGCAACCTTGAAACAGTTGACCAATTTAACCAAGGTAGAAGGTACGCTAAAGAAATGCTTAAAGAATATCGCTTAAGTGATCTCAGTGCATATTATTACATGAGTCAAAAGCCTTGTAAGGCTTGGATGGAGGAATCACAACATGACATTTAAAGAACTACTAATCAAACTAACCGAAAAGCCACGTAATAAAAAAGCGTGGCACGGTTCATATCTTATTAACCATTTCTTAAAAAACTAGGGGGAATTATGAAAACCAAGACAAGGATATTAGAGGAAATATACGATACGGTTATGAATAACGACCAGTATCAAAAAGAATTTAACCTCGCAGAAAATCCGGAAATATATCCATACCTGGATTATGACAACAATGAAATAGTAATAGACATAAATAATAAAAGTTATGTTTTAAAAATACAGGAGCAGCCACAATGAGCGAAATAATACCAATAATATTAATAACTTTGTTTATGGCCTACTGTATACATGGCGCATATTTAATAATTAAAGATAAAGAGCAAGAATAATGAAAACTAAAAAACTAGTACAAAAACCAACGCTAACGATAGCAAGAAAACTATTTAAACGTAAAAATCCTAATATTGATTTTAATGTTTGTTGGAAAAGAAAACCTACATTTATAAATAACTGTTACAGTTCAACCGTAATATTCAAGGCTAAAGGTTATAAAAATATTACTATGAATTTATACAGCGATATTCACGAAACTGCTATTTTTTAAAAGAGGTAATTAACCATGAAGATTGATAGGCGCAAGATCCCGCAACACTTACGACATTTAACCAATAAACAATTAGATTTACTAATACAACTATACAAGGCGAGACTATGACATTTACACAAGCATACGCAAAATACAGGGCGCACATGGTAGATAATGGAATTACAGGAGATTACACCTATATTTCAGAAGATGCCTCTAAAACTAACACAGAAGGCGCATGGTTGCTTAAAGACATAGACAAGGACAACATAGCCTATGTAGACAAACATGGCGTTACAAGGCTTTAGAAATGACCAGAGAGCAATTATTAAGAGACATAAGGCAAAAATACGGCCTAAACCAGAACAAAGGCTGGAAAAGTAGACTCACCCTTGAAAAAATACTCAAGATCGTATCTAAAGATGACCGCGAGAAAATAATAAAAGCATATAACCTAAACCAAGAGGAGTAATAAAAAATGATAATAGATAAAGCATTTGAAATGGATTACATAGATAAAGGCACGCCACATAACGGCATTGACACTAACGCGCCAGGATTTAAACCATTTTATGAAGTGCAGTATTTACACAATGGCCAATCTTTTACAGGCAATAAAGAAGAATGTGTTAATTGGATGACTGATTTTTACATAGAGCATTTTTATGAAGAATCTTGCAAAGTAATAAAAGATGTACAAGAAGCAGAAATAAATGCAGAAAAATTAGCATATGAATTCATAACTGAAAAGGTAAACGCATTATGAACGGAAAAGGAAGCGGAAGAAGGCCCGCAGCAAAAGACAACCCTAACGCCTACCAAGATAATTATGAAAATGTATTCGGCAAGCGCGCAAAGAAAAAAACAACCAAAGAGAAAAAAGATGGTAAGAAATAAATATTTACAATATAAACCTTACAAATATGTTGTTGATGGTAAATATATAAAATCATCACATAAATATAAATCTTCAATATACAATTTTGAACCTTTTGTTGTTTGTTTAGAATCTGTAATAAAAGACATACAAAACAAAACACTACCAACCAAAAAAGAAGATTGGAGCAACTGTTGTTTAGATATGATAAACAAGTATGGTTTTTTAGATGTAAATAAGCACATTAAAAGTTCAAATGGTTTTTTTAATTATGAAAAAGAACACATTGCAAAATGGAAATATTTTATCAAAGACATAAAAAACATTATAGAAAATAAAGACATAGACAAAACTGAAATAATGAATAGTTATTTAATAGAAGATACATATATTTACTTTGATGAGTTTCATACCAAAAACATAGCTTACAAATGCAATTCTCTATCTTCTGCAATTATGTTGTATATGCTTACTAACAAGCAACACACCAAAAACTGTATTAAATGCAACAATTTATTTTTTGCAAAAAGAAGTGATGCTAAATATTGTAATGGTAATTGTGCAAGAAGTTACCAAAGAGAAAAAAGACAAGAAATGATACAATAAGTTTGAACTAGTGAGAGTTCTTTATCTTCTCCAAAGATATAACTCCCCCTGTATAGCTCTCGCTAGTTCCTCGCGCTCCCGCCTCCACGCCGAACCCATCAAAGCAAATCCACTAACCCCACTAATAAAAAATGCTTCTTACCACCAGGTTGAGACTTCCGCAAGCGCTTCTGCTCACCCTCTAGCACACACCACACCACCTCTTTCTCAATCAACTCAGTCATAGCTCGCCCAGATGTTTTCCTATTCACCCCAGTCATCTTTGCATAATAACTAATCGAATCGTGACTACTCCAGCTTTCATATCGCCAACGCTCGCACACCGACCAGAGAATCAGCTTCGCGCTCACCGACAAATCCGTTCTCCCACACTCGCGCCTAAACCATGCCCACACCACACCGCGCACACGAGAGAAGTCTCCTTCCTTGCGCGCAAGCGCTAAAGGTATAAATACTCCCGCGCGATCGCTTGGATTTTCATGGGTGGTGATCCACCAGTGATTTTTATCTATCGTTTTAAATCTTTTCATCTTGTTTTCTCGCTTTCTTTTCTTTGGAAGCTGAACCTCCTCAAGAGGTTCGCTTCCTAATCATATGACTATGATTATGGATATATGACCCAAGTA